GAGCAGTTCACCGACGACGACTACGCACGCATAGTTGCGGAGAGGTTAGGGTAAACCCGCGAGAAACTAAAATATTACGGGTGCAGCCAAGAGCAAGCGCGGCATCAAGAGCGGGCGTGCCCTAAGTTGAACCCTATTTGTTAAAGTAAGAGAATCCGACAAGAGAAGAAAGGGAATTCCCCATGCCAAGCACCAAGTTTAGAAATCCACCGCGACCGATTATTGGTTTCTTCAAAGACCCGTCGACATGGGACGCGACGGTATTTGAGACTCTGATTCGGGACGAGTTGGAAAACACCTACGGGACAATCTGCACGAGTGACGAAACGGTCATTGCGTCGATGATTGTGGTGATGGAATCGCTGATGGAGGCGCAGCGCCACATCAACGAAGAGGGCTACATCACGCAGTACGCAGCGGGTGTGGGCACTACTGGTTGGGTCAAGCTCAGGAACGAGTGCATTGACAAAATCATCAAGATGCTTGGTGAGCTTGGCCTGGTGGCGCGTGGTCGTCCGAAGAAGGTAAACAAAGCAACTGCCGTCGATGAACTGTTCGCCACTGCTTGAGCCTGCGTTTCAGTACGCAGCTTCTGTCACTCGAGGCGACATCTCGGCGTGTGAGGATGTCCGACTTGCCTGTCAGCGGTTCTTGGACATGGCAGAGCGCAAGGACGCGCCTTACGAGTTTGTCCCGGCCAAAGCTGAACACATCCTCAAGTTCGTCGGGTTCTGCCGCCATGTGAAGGGACCGGACGCAGGCAAGCCCATCGTCCTGCAACCTTTCCAAGTCCTGTTCTTGGCGGGCGTCTACGGGTTCAGGGATAAGGCCGACCACTCTAAGCGATGGGTCACCGATGTCATCCTGTTCGTCCCTCGGAAGTCAGGCAAGACGACCCTAGCTTCTATCGTGGCTCTGTACGAACTGATGTTCGGGGACGCCGGTGCGGAAGTCTTCACCCTTGCCACCAACCGAGAGCAGGCATCCATTTGCTTTGATTCCTCCAAGGCAATCGTGGAGTCAATGGACGAGAGGCTTGCTGCCAAGTTCCTGACCTACCGATCCGAGATCAAAAAGCAGGGCGATACGACCTCGACCTACCGGGCACTGAGCCGTGAGAACCGAAAGACGGGCGACGGCAAGAACCCGTCCTGTGCCCTTATAGACGAGGCTGCACAGATCACAGAACGATCCTCCATTGAAGTCCTGCACTCGGGCATGGGTGCGCGGAAGAACCCGCTGCGGCTCTACATGACCACAGCCTCATTCACCCGCGAAACGAAGTTCTTTGAAGACCTGACCTACTTCCGCAGCCTACTTCGGGGCGATGCCGCCGACTCGGGCAAATGGTTTGGGTTGTGCTACTCAATCGACCAGGGCGACAACTGGCGCGACGAATCCACCTGGGGCAAGGCCAACCCCATGTTGGGCATCTCCGTCACGACTGAGCATATTCGGCACATGGCAGACGAGGCTGCGGCTAAACCGGCAAGCCTTAACGAGTTCCTGTGCAAGCAACTCAACGTCTATGTCTCTGCCAATGCCGCATGGGTGGATCGCAAACATTGGGACGAGTCCATTGCCCCGATGCCCGAGGGTAAACCCGAGTCGACCTTTATCGCCTTTGACTTGGCGCACTCCCGCGACCTGAATGCGGTTTGCACCCTGCACCGCTATGGCGAAGAAGACTTCTACGCAGAGTTTCAGTTCTTCCTGCCCGAGGAATCCTTAGATTTTGTGCCCAATCACTACTTGAGTATTTTTGAGCAGGCGCGGCAGTCAGGCATCCTCAAGCTAACCCAAGGCAACGTGACCGACCTGAACGAAGTGGAGGCGTACATAACCTCCCAAGCTCAGAAGTACGAGGTCAAGGAAATCGCCTTCGACCCCTACAACGCCGCTGCGTTGGTAGCCAATCTGTACGGCAAAGGCTTGCCGGTGAAGAAGGTGGGGCAGGGCATGGCAGTCTTGTCCAACCCGTCAAAGACCACCGAGCAACTGATTCTGAAGAAGGGGATCAAGCATTCGGGTAATCCCTTTGTCGGTTGGCAGCTAGGAAACTGCGAATGCTTCGTGGACATCAACGCCAACGTCAAGGTTAGGAAGAATGCCGCTGATCCTTCGGCAAAGATCGACGGAATTATCGCCATGATCATGTCCGTGCATTGCCACTTGGACAATGTTTACACCTCGGAATCGTTTGGTTTCCGCACGCTTGAGTGGTAAAGTAGGCGGGAAACGGGGGCCAAACATGGGAATTTCATACCTTTACAAGTGGGTTCATAAGCCCAGTTTGTCTTGGTATGTGGGTTCTCGCACGGCCAAAAACTGCCATCCCGATGATGGTTACATTTGCTCAAGCAAGACAGTAAAGCCCTTGATTGAGGCCAACCGACAAGATTGGCAGCGAACGATCATTGCCACGGGCGATGTTGACTACATTCGGTTGCTTGAAACAGAGACTTTGACTGTTCTTGACGCGAAAAGTGACCCGCGATCATTTAACAAGCACAATCAAAACGGCAAGTTTGCGTGCGAAGGTCATAGCCCCGAAACAAGGCAAAAGATCAAAAAATCGCACGCTTTTGCAGGCAAGACGCGCCCCGATCATTCGCTTATGATGACTGGGCGTAAGCGTAAGCCTGAAGATGTGCAAAAGTGGGCAACCAAGTTGCGCGGCGTTAAGAAGAAGCCTGAGCACATAGAGAATTTGAAATTGGCGAAGTCACAAGGAATGTATGTGACCCCTGCGGGCACCTTCTTTTCTAGCCGTGATGCCGCAGCAGCAAATGGCTGCACCAAGGGTTCGGTGCTGAACAAATGTTTTGGCTACTTCTCAAAGACAAGACAAAAGTTCTATCCACAGGTTGATGGTTGGGCGTTTGTTGCGGGGAAGACCAAATGAAAATTTTTGACATCTTCAAAAAGAAGGTTGCCGACAATTCGGCAAACACGTTGTTTGGGCAGACCGCGCTAGGTAACAACGTCGTCTATCAGGGCGACAACCGCAGGCCGACGGTCAATACGCAGATTCTGTACGTCACCACGAGTGCCGTTACAGACGCAGGGCGGGTGGTGGATGTATCCACGCTGTCCCGAAATAGCACGGTGATGGCAGCACTTGGCGCAAAAGCCCGCGCCTTGAGTCAGTTGCCCATCAAGATCATGTGCGAGTTGGACGATGGCACGGTGGTGGATGCGGTCAAAGATTCTCGCGTATCCACCCGGAACAAGACCAAGGCCCAACAAGTCCTGACCCTGCTACAAAACCCTAATCAGTTTCAAAGCCAATACGAGTTTTGGTATCAGTGGTTGATGTGGCATGACCTCTTGGGCGAAGCCTTCACGCTTTGGTGGCGCAAGGATCAGAAGAATCCTACGCAGACGCCCACCGAGATGTTCATTCTCGATTCGACGCTGATTGCGGTCACCCTCACCCCGACCCGCTACCCGTCGTATCGTTTGTCCACGCCTTCCTACGGGTTTTCCAAGGACGAGCCGCTAGAGTATTACCAAGTCATGCACTGCAAGGATATGCCTTGGCAAGGCTCGGCAGGCTTCAACAAGGGCATCCTTGCGGTGGAGTTGGTCGGTCTAGATCAGGACATCGACCTGTACGCCAACTATGTGATGCAGAACGGCGCAAAGCCCTCGGGGATGTTCGTCACCGAGTCGGTCATTCCTGACGCCAAGTACAAAGAGATTGCGTCTAGGCTCAAGGAAGCCTGGTCTAGCATGACCGGAAGCCGGACGACCGACCCATCTAAGCCTGGTCAGGGGATGCTGCTCGATCAGGGCATGAAGTACGAACCCCTGAAGATGCTTTCCCTGCAAGACGCCGACGCTGCGGCGTTAAAGCTCCAAACCATGAAGCGGATTTGTGGCCTGTTCGGCGTGCCCCCGGCGATGATCGGAATCGCAGACGGGAAGTACAACAACACGCAGACGATGTTGGATGAGTTTTACAAATCCACGATGTATCCAATCATCGTGAACATTCGTCAGAAGCTCAAGCAACATCTTCTGTCCGGCTATCCCTCACTGTGCGTAGAATTTGACACGCAGCAATTCCTTATGGGCGCACCGCTAGACCAAATGAATTATGTGGTGGCGGGCGTAAATGCAGGCATACTTACGCCCAACGAGGCGCGGGAATACCTCGGTAGGCATACGATGGACGGGGCTAGTGAGTTGGTCGGCAAGAACAGCGATCAAAAGCCCATTCCTGGCAGTTCACCACAAGACACGGGCGGCGGCGGCGGGAATCAGACCCGACGCATGAACATCGGCACAACTTGACCGAATATGGCAGTTCACGCAAAATTGTTAGCGGCACTTGCAAACCAAGTGCGTCGGCCTGCGGAATTGCCAATTCAGGTTCCGCGCCTGATGTCCCCGAAAATACAAGACATAAACACGACGGTCTTTGAAGGGGTCATCAATGAAACAAATCCAACTGATCTGCGAAGCAAAACTGGTTCTGCCCGAGGCGGCAGGAAACCAAGAGCCAAGCGGAAAGATTGAAGCCACCGTCACCACTTGGGGGCCGCGTGAGGGCGCTGATGGTCGGCGCTTCTTTTACAAGCCGGAAGGCTTTATGCAGTGGGCAAAGGAATTCGCTGACACCAAGCGACCCCTGCCCATGTTTGTCAATCACAACGCCGATGCTATGCCGGTGGGTGAGTGGACTGCATTTGAATTCACTGACAAGGGCATGATGGCCGAGGGCCGTCTGTACCTCAACACCACTCAAGGGTCTGATCTGTATCAGGTGATGACCGAATCCCCGGCTATGTTCGGCGGTGTCTCTGTAGGAGCATACGCAGATGAATACTGTATGGTCGATGCTGAAGGCAATCCCCTCCAAAGCGGTAGCGACATGGAGGAAGGTTATTTCCAAATTTCGCAAGGCGGACTCCGAGAAGTCTCCGTCGTAATGCATCCCAACAACCCGATGGCAGAGGTACACAAGTTGGAATTCTTCCGACCTGATGGCTCTGCTGATCTCAAGATTTTGGAGAAGGCTTTGCGTGAAGCAGGGCTGTCCAAGAAAGATGCGGTCGCTGCCGCATCTACCTTCAAGAAAGTGTTGGAGCAGCGTGAGGTTGTGACGACCGTTCTTGAAATTGCGCCGACTCAGGGTGAGCCTGATGCGGAAGCGACCGAAGCCGAACTTCTCGCGGCTCTTGAGCAGCGGGAAATTCTTAAGCATCTTTCCAATCGTCTGAAAGGCTAATCATGTCTAAGGAAATCATCGAAAAGTTGGACGCAATCGAAGCGTCTACCCTTGCCAAAGCTGAAGAAATCGCAGCCAAGGCTAACGAGTCTGTCGAAGCTGCCAAGGCTGAACTGACCGAGAAGGTCGCCACCCTGGAAGCCAAGGTTGCAAGCCTGAACACTCCCGCCCTGATTCGTCCTATCGCCAAGTCTGTGCGTCAGGATGTGAACCGTGCGGTGCGTGAGCAACTGAAAGAGTACGCAAACAGCGGCAAGAGTTTCGAGAAAGAACTCAAGATGTTCGCTGACGAGTCTCAGTACTACGCGTACATGAACGAAGCCTCTCTGCTGACCGCAGGCGGCGACGGTAAGGGCGGTCGCACCGCATACGATCCCGTGTTCGTGTCTTTGCGTTTGTATAACCCGCTGCGCGGCCTGTCGCGTACCGTGGCTACTGAAGGTTCTTCGTACCAATTTCGAACAAAAGTAGGGAACGCGGGCGTACAGTGGGGGTATGCGATTCAGAACAACGGCGCAGCCACTACTGAAAACACCTCCATTTGGCAACTGGTGTTGAAGGACATCAACGTCCAATTCCCGATCCGTACTGCCGCACTCGACGACATCGACGGTTTGGAAGCGAACGTGGTGGACGATATGCTTGCCGAATTCGCGCAAGCCGAAGCCCTGTCCATGATCATCAACGACGATCAGACCGGCACGGGCACTTCGGTGACCACTGGCGGCGCTGATGGTCTGCGTGGTTTGGATCAGTACGGTGGTGCAAATTCCACCTACACGGGCGGCACGACCTCTACGGCTGCATTCGGTTCTTCGGGCACTTCCTCGACCTCCGGCCTGCACTCTCTCGCAACGTATGACCAATTGACCACGAACGGTTTTGCAAGCACGAACAACGTGACTTTCCAAGACATCGTGAACATGGTCTATGCGCTGCCGCAGCAGTATTGGACGAAGGATGCCAAGTGGATGATCAACAACGTCATGTTGTCGGCCATCCGTGGTTTGAAGGACAACCAAGGCACGCCGATTTTCGAGCGTATGCACCCCGCTGCCGAAGACGGCATTGTGGGCAAGCTGCTCGGCTTCGATGTGGTGACCAACTCTTATGTTGACACCCCCACCGCTGCCGGTGCTTCCGCAGGCACGGTCGCCAAGTACCCGATGTACTTTGCTGACTGGTCGCGCTTCCATACCATCGTTGATCGACTCAACATGGTTATGCGGAGATTCGACCAAACCGCCCCCGGATTTATAACATTTTTCGGGGAAAAGAGGCTTTGCACGAGCGTTCGTGATCCCTTCGCAGGGGTTCGTTATCGCTCGACCGCTACGGGCGCTTAATAAAGTGGGGGGCTTCGGCTCCCCTCTTTTCAAAGGGATTCATTGAGTCTCTTTGAAAGGGATTTCGGGCGCACTTTGCAAAGGACTACGCCAATGGACAAGCAACAAAGCACGGTAACTGAACTGCTGTTGAACGGCATCAAGTCTGCCATCCAAGAAAACCGCCAAGTCAAGGTGGACATCTCTGAAGCCTCGGCGCTTACAGGCTCCGGCTCAGGCATTGGCGGTCGCGTCATCTTTGACGACGCCTTCGCTGCCCTGCGCTACGCAAACCCCTTCCGACAAGGCGCACGCATTCGGGACTGCGAAGGTTCCGATATGCAGTTCGTTGCTAAGACGGGTAACGCCACCAACCAAGCGGGCAACCCTTGGGGCTATGCGGTGCAGAACAACCTTGGTTCTCCCGACACGAATACGACCATTTGGCAGCTTCCTGTGCGCGTCGTTGCCGCACGCTTGCCGATTCGCTCGGCTGTCCTGTCCGATGTCAACAACCTCGATGCCACGCTTGTCGAAGACCTGATGCTTGAATTCGCGCAGCTTGAGGGCGCGTCGATGGCGATCAACTCCGACCAGGCCGGTTCGACCACCACCACCACGGGCGCAACCGATGGTCTGCGTGGGTTGGATATGTACCTCGACGGTGCGGCTTCTGCCTACGGCACCTCGGGCACGGCGATCACCAACGGCATCCACACGATTGCCACGCAAACCGCCACGACCGCGATTGCCTACAACGACCTGACCGCTGCGGCCTCCAAGCTGCCCGGTCAATACTGGTCGCTCCCCGGCACGGCATGGCACATCGCTCCCGCGACCATCGAACTGCTGCGCGAACTCAAGGACACCAACAACCTTCCTATCTTCCTCGAAACGGGTGACGATGACGGCGGTGCGGTGGCGCACATCTTCGGTTGGCCGGTGATTCCGAATCCTTACCTGTCGGCAACGTACCCGATCTACCTTGCCAATTGGCCGCGCTTCCTGACGATCTGCGACCACACCGAATTCAGCATTCAGATGATGGAACAGACGCTGCCCGGTTTCGCGACCATGTATGCAGAAAAGCGCGTGGTTAGCTCCGTGCGCGACCCGTTCGCAGGGGTGCGGGTCAAGCTCTAAGGGGTTGTCATGTCAGTCAACAATTACCTGACGTATGGGGGACCGGCGCTTGCGCCGACCCGCAACCCTTTCAATTACGCGAAGTTTGAGCAGATCAACCGCGACAACGTGACGCCTTGGCTCACGCTCGAGGAAATCACTCAACAGCTAAACCTGTTCAACGACGAGTCTCAAGACACCTACCTGTCGATGCTTGAGGTTGCGACCCGTCAGGCTATTGAGGACTTGATCGGTCTGCCGATCATGCCGATCAGCTATCGGGTGTACTACAACGCGAGCAGTCTGTACGGCGTGCCTCTGTCGCTTGACTTGCCTGAAGTCAGCCCCGGCAGCACCAATGGTTGCTACAACGGCAACAACGGCGTGGTGATTGATCGGGTTGGGTATTGGAACGACGACACGCCTTCGGTCTTTACTGCGCTTACGAGCAGTCAGTATATGTACGACAACTCGGGCAACAAGGTGATCTTGTCTGACCTCCCGAGCGACCTCAACGTGTTTATGACCTCTCCGGTGGTCTGCGAATACACGGTGCAGCCTAGCCCCTTGGCGGCGTATCCCGTGATCAAGCAGGCCGGTCTGCTGCTCTTGACTCACCTCTACAACAACCGCAGCAACAGCACCGAGGGAATGCTTCGCGACATCCCCTTCGGCGTGACTGCTCTCTTGCGGCCTTACAAACCGTTGGTGATGTAAATGGCAATCGCACGGTTTGAGAACATCGCGGTAAACAATCTGACTTTCGGCAAGTCGGATTTCGGCGAGCAATCGACCACTCAAACCAAGTGGTTCGATACCCGTGCGCGTGTCTCAGACGTGTCCAACAGCCTTCGCATCTCAGAAAAGTATCGCTTGTACCAGGACATCGTGCAGTTGACGCTGAACTACACGCCAAACACTAAGGCAATGGTGGATCGGCAAGACCTGTATTCGATCACTTGGCGCGGGCACGAGTGGCGCATCAGCGACTGCCGAGAGGCTAACGACCGCATGAGCATCACCTTCATGTGCTATCGCAACGATCCTGTGGCGGCGGTCTGATATGGCACAGAGCAATCCCGTCGTCTACGGCAAGGCAATCCAAGCGGCGCTGCAAGCTGTCGTCACGCCTGTCCCCGTCTATGCGGCGTTCAACCGGAACTTTGCGACTCAACCCAAGTTTGTGACTTGGTTCCTGCGAAACATCCACCAGGACGTTTACACGGGTCAGAACCAAAACAACAAGGGCATTGATCGGCCTGTTTTCCAAGTCAGCATCTTCACGCAGCAGATAGAAGACGGTTTCACAATTTCCAATCAAATCCTACAATCCTTGCACGGGTACAGCGGTTTGTTTGGGGGTTCACCAAACGGCATCTATGTGTCCAAGGTTGATGTGATGTGGCTCTACAACTCGTATGACAACGAAGAAAAACTCGCGCAGATTTTTCTAGATTGTCAGCTTGACATTCCAACATAAGACAATCGCATAACCCTGATTTCTTGGAAAGGAAAGAAAAATGGCTCTCCCGAATAAAGTGTTGCCGGGTTTTAGTGCTGCTCTGTGGGCACAAACTGGCGCAACTCCTACCCCGTTCTCGAATACAAATCTCTCGACTTGGACTGCCCAAGTGCAAGATATTGTCGGCACCACTGCCGGTGGTCTTGGCACCGAGGGTCTGCAACTGAACGTTGAGGCTGTCCCGGCCTTCGGTCAGGATGACGCAATGGCCAACT